AGAAAGAGTTTCTTTCGAGCGATACCATGTGCTAGTCGGCTTGGCGGTTTGAATAGCACTTGGTATTTTTTATTTTTCGGATTTTAAAAGGTCAATTCCTTTCAATATTGCTTGTGTCTTCGATAATTGTTTTTTATTTGCAACCTCTTCTAAATTTTGAAATTCAGATTCAGTTAGCTTAATAGACACTCTGCGATTTTTAGGATTTTCACTTTTCGGTCTTCCGATTTTAGCAGTCATACTTCATCACCTCACTTTATGACTTCACCAAAATTATATTATAGTGAAGCCAAAAAGTCAAGAGGTTTTTTGAAAAAAATTAAAAATAAGAAAAGCACTTAGATTTCTCTAGGTGCTTTGGTATTTTATATTGCGTAGTCATATCCTAGATTTTCTTTTATTTGTTCGAACATTTCTAAAATATGACCAGGGGTGTTATCTTTGAATAAAAATCTAGGAGTTGTATCATCTGGAAAGCTAGTTTTTATCCACGGATATATTTCTGTATAAAACTGCATCATTTCTTTACTAGGCAACGCCATTACTTCCATGATAGAACCTCCTGTACTTTTTGTAATAGTGTATCATCGGGAGTATTATTTCCTAAAACTCCAACTTCTGCAACCAATTCATTAATATTATTTATTTCAAATGCAGAGAGAGCATTAATGCTAACCCTATATAAATACATTCCATCAATACTATGTTGTTTTTTTACATAGGTTACCAAGTCTCTATTCAAATACGCCATCGCTTCTTCAAGACTATTATAACGCTTTTTATTTGCTTTGTAAAACGCTTTTGCAGAATCCCAATGCTTTTTGTGAGTCAACTCGTGAATAATTGCATCTTTGATATTTTTCGATGCAAAAAAACCATCCGATAAAATATCTTTGAATTCTTTCTCTGAACTAAGAGCATCACTTATAAACAAAATATCCTGCTTATAGTCATATCCAGCTAGACCAGGCAGCTTTGATTTTTTTAAAAACACAACAGTTGGTTTCGAATAATCAGGTAATTGGCGGAAAGCTTCTTGAACGTTCGCCACTGTATCTCTAATTTTCTTACCATTGTTCTGAGTCCAAAAATCAAACTCGGTTCCGCTAAGTTTTTTGGCATTCACTCGAATATCATTTCCAACAACAAAAGACTGTTGTTTTGCCATTAAATCAATTGAACTCATACCCTGATTATACACCTTTTCTCCGTCTTTCGCAAACAGTTTTTCTTTAATCGCTTCCCCTTCACGCTCCCAACCTGCAAAGATTTCGTCCAAAGAACGTTTCTCTTTTGCCATTTTTACAGGGGCGTTATTTAGTAATATATCGAGATACGGACTAATCTGTTCTGCTTCTTCTGTCCTGTCAGTCTTATCAGTCTTGCCTTTCTTATCAGACTTGACTGCGGGCCTGATAGTAGAACGACAACGAACATGAAATGGCGGTGCGGTTCGACCTGGTTCATATTCCTTAACAGAATAAACCTCGTGATTTTCTAACCTGCAAATCTCACTTGTACGACTGTCCAAAACCGCTACGATTTCGTAGTGGTCGCCACCTAATCCCTTGATAGTATCTAGTGTCGCAAGGTTATTATAAAAGGTCGTCTCAGTTCTGACAAGCGTATCAGCCCTATGATAGGCGACCCCTGTACGTTCAGAAAGAGCTCTAGCCATTCTATCAATAGACCAGCCGCCTGTTAGGCCTTTATTGATTGTATCGCTGATAGATTTATAAACAGCTGCATCGTGTCCCCATACATTTGTTGAGAATGTTTTACCACTCCAATTACTAGCCATCTTATGCTTAACTGCATCGATACCTAATATTGGTTTCTCTATGATTCCAAAATGCGCCAAGTTCTTAGCTTGATGGATTTTACCTTTGATGTAGACGTCACTCAGAGCCTCTGTAACCTTGTCATGTATGCCGTCTGGCTTTCCGTATAGTTCAGCCGTTAGACGCTCAATTTCGGCTAGCAAAGCCTCCTTGCGACTGATACGATGACGATAGCTCAAAGCGTCCAACAACGGTGTCGGTGTGTCAGGATTTAAGACCATTTCACGGAATCTTTCAAGAGTTACGTGCTTAAACTCTCTACGCTCTTTATCTGTCAGATATTGCTTGGCCTCTGCGTGAGTCATTTTATTATCAACCGCATACCTAGCATAGAACTTCTCAATCTCAGAAACCAGCTGGTGTTTATAATCTGCTAAGGATTGACCAATCTGGGCCATATACCTATCAGCAACTATCTGAGCGTTTTGTTCCTGTTGTAAAGCACGCTCAGTCCAATACTCATCTATCTTTTTCTTGTTCTCGGTCGTCATGATCTTCATCTACCTTTTTGAAATTGGTCTGAGAGTATGGATCTTGTCCTTGTTCCTGTTGTTCTTTCAATCGTTTCTCAACCTCTGGTTGATACCATGGATGTTGTTCACGAACACTTAGATCGTCTAAGATACCGATTGAGTTCACACAATCTTGAATAGCTTCAGACTCATTTGAAATGATGTCACGGTTAAAGACATAAGTAAATTTAGATGAATCAAACGCTACTCCTTTGTTAGCTGCATACTGTTCTACAAACCAAAGAAATTGCTTAATGCCTTTTTGAAACTCATTTTCTAGCTCATTACAGTCCAAATCAAGGTCTGTATAGCGCCATTTAAGAGCTTGTCCACTTGCATTGCCTAGATTATCATCTTGGGTATCAATGGCTCGTGCAGCCTCATACAAGAACTTACGAGAGCGTTCAATATCTGCTTCAACTCCGCTGGTATCATTGTCTGCTTGTAGGGTATCTACACCACCATCACTAGAAACCTTGATAGAGCGGAACTTATTCAGATTATTCATGAACTCGCCCAAGTCTGCGCCCTGATAGTTTTTCAAAACATAAATCAGTTTCGGCATATCTGCTAGCATATCAGCGTTAGTAGACATTTGAAGTTGAATATTATCAATCAAAGACTTGGTTTGGACTAAAAGACCGTCCTCATACTCGTTGTAGCGGAATGGAATCAGAGGGACTTTTTCCCAAGTATAAGGAATCCGTGTCCCATCTGCATTGACGTAATAAAAATTCCCCTTGGTCTCCTTGGATAGTGGATTGAGTTCAAGGTGTGAACCTGTCCAAATATAATCTGTAATTCCTTGTTCGTCGTAGTATTCTACAAATGTTTTAGTCTTCTTCACTCCGCTTTCGTAGACTGCTTGTTTGTAGACACGTACAAAGGCAGATAGTTCCAAATGACGCTCGTCTTTCCAAAAAGGGATAATCTGTTCACTTGGGATTTTAAACAAGCGTAGACGGCCGTTCTCGTCGTAATAAGGCAAGCCATAGGCTATCCCTTTCATCACCGCCTCTTTACCGAGCGACTTAATCGTAGATAAAAGATCCTCGTCAAACACGCTATCTAAAAAGTCTTGTGATTTTTCTCCTTCAAGAGAGATGGTTGGTTTTTTAGAAAATAAATACCCGACCTTCTGGTCTACCAGCTTCTTAAACAAACCCAATTCAATTCTTGAGTTCGTCCGCCAGTCAACATCTACTTTCTTATTTCGAATATCCGTGCGGTTTCGATAGTAGTTGTAAGCCTCTTTCATCGTGCTTACTTTCTCAGAATTCTGGTGTTCTCTTATCTCAATCTCTAGTATTTCATTTTGGGTTGTATTCTTAATCAACAACCGCCTGATTAACCATTTAAACCAATTACTCAACATTTCTCCTTCTCCTACCAGAATGATATTCCTGGTTGTCTCATATCGTCTTCAAACGCATATCTAGTAGCGTCGATTGTGTGGTCATTCACCTCTTCAAGTTTAGGTTTGGGATTTCCATCACGGTCAACTGCATAGTCTGCACTTTCGAACTCTCTTGCAATGTTTGGTGTGCGTTCTGGATCTATCACAATCGCATCCAAATCATCCAACCAACGTTCTCCATACTCACGACTATCAGGACCTTTCTTAGCTCCTTGGACAAGCGGAATATTCAGCTGCAGTTTTAACTCATCAATCGACTTAGGTTCTGCGCTATCACAGGTTATCATCTGAGATTGATAGCCTTTCTCACGGATTCTGTCAGCCAACTCACGGTTGCTAATCTTCACGCCGTAAATCTCATCAATAGCGTAGATAACTCGTTTTTTCTTGTCGTAGTGCCATCTTACAAAAGCCAGAGGGTCATTAGCATATCCAAAGTCGTTACCTTGTCGAATGTTATCAAATCTTGCTATTTCCTCGTCTGTAATCTTGCGGAACACTAGATTTTCAAACGGTGCTACACCCGAACCGATAGCCTCACCTAGATACTCCCAACGGTAACGCTTCTCTGAACGCTCTTTCGTAGCCTCTGCCTCTTCTATAAAGGCTTGGGATATATATGGGTTATCCAAGTAAGTCGAATGGTGTACGTGGGTGTTAGGAGGCTGTATAACGCTCTCGTATTTTTTATTTACCCAAGACTGTTTTCTTTTTGGTGGGTTGTAAGAGTAAAAAAACTTATAAAAAAGACCATCAGCCAATTCTCCACGTAGAAGTGAGTTGGTGATTGTCTTTACTTCATCTTCAGTTTTAAACTCAGCAAGCTCTTCAATCCAGCCGATTGCGAATGGAAAACGGCTGTCTTTCAAGGATTTAATACGCTCTGGATCTTGTGCGCCACGGAAGATAATATAATTTCCTCTTGGGATATAGGTTATCTTCAAAGGGGACTTATTAATCTTAAATAAATGACTAACCCCTTGCTCACTAATCGCCCATTTCAATTGTTCGTAAACCGATTGTTCTAGCGTATTATCTGTCTTACGAATACACACCGCATTGACTGGATAGCGCATAATCATTTGAATGATAGTGTGACCGAGGTCGCTTGACTTACCAGAACCACGCCCACCTTTTTCAACCACATGTAAGATTTTGGGGTCAAATGCTGCACGCCACATAGAATAAAAAGCCTTAGGAATAAATTCACTCATTTTACGTTTCATCGCTAACTCCTATATCATCAACGAATTGAACAGCCGAAGACATCTCGATTTCTTTTCTCTCTAAATATGCTCCATTCACTTTGAATATGTGGTCTAGGGAACGTTGTCTTTCTTCAATCGTCGGAGTAAATTCATAAGTCGTTTCCGATACCTCCACGCCTTCAGCAGTCTTTACAGTTTTTTTAGAATAGCCTTGTTGAGTTTCCCCTCTAGCGATACTAGCAGAGATTGCCAAGGCTTCTGCGATTGACATCGAACGTTCGTCAAAAAGTTCTTCAGTACGTTTTTTAATGTATTCAGAAATCTCAACATTTTTCAACAATCTTTGCCCTATGCTATATGCCGTTTTCTCTGAGTACCCCGCCTTAATAGCGGATTGTGTTGCGTTTCTACTGATGATGTACTCATCTGCGAATCGTCTTTGTCTTTCATTCAATTTTCCATCACCACCTTTTTTTAAATCAAAAAAAGCCACTCAAAGAGTGACTGTATGCGGTAAGTGGGTGCCTCCCCCACCAGAGCCTTATATAGCGCTACTTT